ACATCATCATCCATATTAATTAAAACGCCCCATTCTGCTCCTTCAATATCCATCTTCACCATATCGACCTTAGGTAGATTTTTCAGATTCATTATTCCTTCAATTGAATATGATGGAGCCACATCAGGATTCGTAGTTGGTATGTCGTCTTGAAACACGCGCCCAAATATTACTTGAGCGTCATACGACTTGACATTTTTAATCAAGCATTTCCAATACTCAGGTTCGCACTCTACGGTGATAACGGTACTCGCGCCCTGAGATAGCGCATAATTGGTAAAAAGGCCTACAAAGCCTCCGCAATCAATAACAATGTCGTGTGGTTGAATTTTGAAATACCTGTCGTATTCGTGGCCGTGATAAATTTCATCATAAAAGGCCTCTACTAACGCACCGTGATTTTCGGGATACACATATTTTTCAAGTTCCATATTTGTAATTTGTTGCGGGGGTAGGAATCGAACCCACTACCTCGTGGTTATGAGCCACAAATGCAACCAATACACTTCCCCGCAATAGAACGCAAATTTAGTAAATATTTACTACATTACGTTGGATATCCATTTGGCCATTGCTGAGTTTTTATCCAATCTTTATAATCCACCAAAGTAATGCAATCATTTGCATTTGGTCCCTCTTCAGGAACTACGGGTGAAGTTTTGTTATTGTCTTTCATCCATTGGCGAATAGGTTCTCTTTGAGCCTTTCCTAAGCAACCGATGATAAAGTAATCCTTGTTCTTAATTAAAGACATCACCAACCCCTCCGTGTGTTTTTTAGAATCGAAATCATCAAAAGAATCAGAAGTAAAAAACCCAAATAAGGAGCATACTTCTCGTAGCCTTTTTTTCTATCAATAAATTTGATTTGTGGTGGTAGGGTAATTGTCTTTGTGTAGCGAATAGTATCAGCCTTTACAATTGTCCTGACGCGAATAACATCGTGGTCACGGTAAACAACAGTTGTCACCCCATCCTTGGTTATAGTCACTGTATCGACTTCTGTCGTGGTAAACGTGTCTGTCATCAAAATACTATCCCGAACAAAAATAGTATCAATCCCGTAGACGCTAATTTGCGCCATCGCGGGATTTTTCTTTATTGCTTGATTCAAGTGCCATTTTGCCGAACATCCTGTTAACGTCAACAGAATGATAAATGCTTTTATCAATTTCATTTTTTGTATAGTCTGTAGTATTCGAAATCAGATTCGCCTCCATTTTTTTGATATTCAAGCCACTCTTCGTACAATGGGCCTTCGTATCTAAAATTATCAGTTTTTGTAGCGGTATCTATTCCTGCTTCAGTCATTTTCACAGCAAAAATTTCAACCTTTTCAGTGAGTTTTTGAACGCTTTTCTTCAATTCGTTTTTTTCTTGAACTTTACTTGCAACCAACTTTTCACCCTTCGCTTTGGCCAAAGATGTTACCTGTGAGGCACTTTTCAAGTTGTTTTCAATTTTCTTTAGCATAGTCTCTAATTCATCAACTTTAGGGGCGTTGATAGCCCCTAATGGTTGAAACACTTCCAAGAAAATAAATAATAATCCAAAAATTACTAATGTCTTTTTCATAATTTTTTCATTGTGTTAATAATTCTTAATTCAGTTATTGCTGCACTAAGCGCAGAATCTGACTTTTTTAATGCACTACCTAATTTGTCAATTTTCACATCCAAATTATCGATTTTTTTGTTTGAAGAGTCTATTTGGTCTTTATAGCCATTTCTCAAATCGTAATAAAGATAGCCTACTGCCGCAAGCATACAAAATGCGACTGCTGCCACAGGGTTTTTTCTAAATTGGTCAAAACTAACAGGCAAGGTGTTAGCACTTACTTTTTTTGCCGCTGTCATAATTTAAACTATTGGGGTATTTGCAATATTTATGTCATTACTGTTTATCAAGGTGTAGGTGAAAATTTTGCCGTGCAACGGTACTGATAGGTCAATAATTTTCATAAATTCATCAAAATTCGCTGATTTCTTAAAGACTTGACATCCCTCACTCCAATTGTTAACCTGTTGGCTATCTGCTCCTGCTTTGTGAATGTTTAATCCTGCGACATCATCATAAATTTTGCTTTCATCATAAGTCCCATCTTTCAAGTTCCAATCTCTGTAAACTTTCAGAGGCTTACATTGCTTCAATGCCTTGTATTTCCCTTGGTGCAATCCAATGGTGAATGAACCTCGATATTGCCCTTCTACGAGACGCGCACTACCATCACCATTGTCTACGGTGCAAGGCCACTCTAAATATTTCCAAACTCCATTCTCTTTGTAAGAAATTGTCATCCAATCATCAAATTGATTGGTCACTCGCTTACCTGTGTCTGAATTCCGAATACCTACGATATTCAAATTGTACTCCCCATTTTCGAAATACGCATATGCTTTATTCTTTAGGGTCTTTTCGATTTTTGATTGGTCAAATTTCATTTTTCGTCGTTTTGATTTTTACTTGACCCAAAATAATATGAAACTATCATAGTCACGATAGATGTAACCCCGCCTGCGATAGTAAAATATATATCTTTTTGGTCTGTTGGAAAATCCCAAAAAATTATGCTGAATAAAATTGCATAACTTAAAGTCAGGATAATTATTGCAATAATTGCTGTTGTGTTCTTTTTTAAATTTTCAAAATTCATCATTATGGTCTTTTGTATGAACGTACAAGATTGTCTAACGACATATCCCCGTGTGCATTGAAGTAAGTTCCTTGTCCATCTGAGCCGATGTAATTATTGTATGCCGACTTCATAGGCTTTTTACAGCCGTTGCCGTTAAAGAAATCATCATTTGCAGTGAAGTTATTTACCCCGCCTTGAAGACCTCCTTGGTCCGCACCAACTACAAAACAAGGTTTAGCGTCAGATTTTGCCCAAGAGTTAAAATTAGAGCCTTGGGTCTGATATGCTTTTCCCACTTCAGCATTGTATTGGTCCTCATTCGGAAACAAACGACCTAACCGCTCAAGATTGGTTTCGCATCGCGTTGCATTCGCGCGTTGACCAAAAGTCTTCTTTTTCTTGAATACATCCCCGATAGCATTCTTAAACTCTTCTCCAAGACCTTTTGGATTATTTTTTTTCAATCCACGAAGCACCAAGTATAATCCTGTAGCGGCTGCGGCTATAAGTATGATTTCTTTTTTATTCATAATACAAATATAGTTAATGGATTAATCAATTTTTTTTCTTTACTTTACGCCCAAATTACGCTGTATGAACAACAAATTAGAACAAATTATCGAGACGTATCCCGACGTGGAATTTCTCAAGGCTGATGGTTTTGACAAGGCTGTTATTGGTGTTGACTTGCAACACTATCGTTTGATTTATGATTATGACTTAGCAATTCAAACATTGGTAGAAGACGATGGTATGACTCTTGAAGACGCTATTGAACACTTCGATTTCAATGTGTTGGGTTCACTTCGTAACGATGATGAATACCCAATATTTATAATGACCGATTTCGATTAACCTTGTAGTGCTTTACGTTGTTCACGTAAAACTTTTTGAACGACTTCGGTGCTGACACTTGCCTTATCGCCTCCATAATACGATGCATTGTATGGACGATACACACCTTTATAATTTGTAAGAGCATAAGGTACTCCTATGCTTGACCAAACTGTTGCAATGTCAAGCGCAGCCTTTTTCAAATTAACATCGGTGTCGTCAATTTTACCATTCAAATACTTCGGCAAAGTGCTTTCAGCATCGATTAGCGCATCAGCAATTTTGGTTTGGTTCTGTTCATTGTAAATTGAATCAAGATTTAACCGCGCTTTTCCATACATTGATTTCAGAGTTGATGGAATGATTTGAAAGTGCCCTGTTGCCCACAATTGCCCTTTACCTGACCTCGACATACTTTGGTATTCAATAACCTTTCCTATGGTCATTTGTGTGAGTAATTTGCTTGAAAAGGGTAACGTGTCTTTTGCATTCACCCGTGAATTCAACTTTGAAGTATAGAAGTTGTAATCATTCCAAGTTTTTGCCTCACCGCGCAAAACTGTATCCCAAAGGAGAGGGTATTTTGAAAACCTCCATTTGCTTTTTGCTTTTCGATTTGATGGAGCCGCTGATACGTTAACAGCAACTACAACCCCAAAGAGGGCCGCCACAATCAAAATGATTTTTTTATCAGTTTCGGTTAATTTCATTTGGTGTCTTTAAATATTTGCGCCCCGATATAATCAGCAAATTTCTTTTGGGCCGATTGGATAAGGTGTAATGAATCAGTGCTCATTTTGTAATCCGCTTCTTCCCAAATTGGAACCACTACAGCGTTTTTGATATTTTTTGCGAGCCCCTCTTTGTATGCATCACTCTTTTCAATGTAGTCACCATACCTCTTCAAATCATAAATGACCTTGCTTGACCTGTATCCTGAAATTACATAGATATTGTCAATGCCTGCATTACGCCCTGCATCCACCATTTTCTGTACATTCTGAGTTGCTTTTTGATTTTGTACCAAACTGAAATTATCATTTGCCCCTGCATAGATAAATAAGATTTCCGCACCCTTTGCTGTTTTGAGGTAGTCTTGAAGAATCGGTAGCAATTGGTCAGTTCGGTATCCACCCTTACTTAAATTTTGCTGAATGGTGAATCCATATTTTTTGGCGAGTGCGTCTTGCCATCCCCATCCAAAACCCGCTGTATGTGAGTCACCAACAAAAATTGCCTTCTTGCCAAGGGGATTAAATTTTTTAGGGCTTTTACCCAAAGCATAAAGAACCCCTACCGAAAAGGCAGAAATCACAATCAGGGTAAAACGGTTCACCTTCATTTACTTACAAATATAACACTTACAAAGAAAACTATTCATTGACCAAATTGTGAAACCAAATGGTCGGGATTCTATTCATATTTGCAACGAAAAGGGGCGGCCAAATTGAGCAATGACCACCCCTAAATCACAATGGATAACACGCAAAAATACATAATATGAAACATACCGCATTTAAAATCACACTTGGAAACGAAGAATTTTTTGAAGTAATGTCAAATCCTTGGACCGAGACAATAAGCAACCCTAAGGATATGTCCGTGAGTTTACTGTTTTCTAAAGACAGGCCCGTCGTATTTCAAGACAGTAGAAACCCCGCAAAACGATTGGTCATAATGCTTGTAGATGTAGATATTGACGAACAAGGTACATTAGAGTATAAACCCGCGTAATTACAGGGCCTAAGACTATAGTGTAAAAATTTATTTGCTTGCAAATTCAACATCATATACCTTCGCATCCCTTCACTAATGGCTAACAAGAAAAAAAAAGTAACTCAGGAAACTCGACGAAAAATTTCGAGGGCCTCCCGTCTCTATCAAAAGGTCAGAAAGACTGTTTCCAAAGAACTTGAAAAACAGGAAAAACCTTTAAAAGGCAAAGAACTTACGGCCTTCATTAAAGAAAAAATTTACCCTGAATACAAAGGCTTGAGCAGCCGAGAGGTCAAAATTGCTGATATCCGTGAATCAGTAGACCGCGCTTTGACAGGGTCGGGTGTAATCAATGTCGGAGATTTCGTCAATCCATTAAGTATTCCAATCACTTTATTAAGTGGTGTTTTTTGGTTTGACCTTGACAATTTTATTGATGTTGACTTGACTGCAGAAACAGGAGGTAAAAATCTACGGTTTGAAGTTAACGCGGGTGAATACGGTAGCACGGGAATTATAGAACTGAGCGAATACACCTATGAGGGTAGTGGCTTAAACGAAATCGTTGAAAGTGTTCGTGACTACATTCAGGGCGAAATGCCTGAAAATGAAAGTGAGCCTTATTGGGAGGGAGAGGTTAGAGTACGTCCAAATATGCAAGACGATGGCAGACCTGATTCTTATTTCATTCAGTTTACCATTTATGTCGGTGGACAGCAAATCATACCTTCGGAAACTTTTGAAGAGGCGCAACCGATGGTCCTTTCGGAAGAAACATTGGAGGAGCGTAGGTCGCGACGGAGGGAAATCGTAAAACGTCGAAAAGAACTTGCCAAGCAAAAAAGGGAAAAGGCTCGTAAAAAAGACATTCGTGGCCGAGAAAGACCCACAGTAAAAGTTGCACCTAAAGAGGAACCAATCAAAAAAGAACCTCAGAAAAAAGCCGAGCCCAAATTCGATAAGCGTCGTGCAGAAAACATTCAAAAGGCCCTTGACCGTCAAGAGCGTTTATTGGCTGATTCAAAAGGACTGTATGATGCAAAGATTCTGACGAAGAAACAATACTTAGCAGAACGGGCTTCGATTATTGCACAAACCACAGCCGCAATTGACAAATTCAAACGTGGTGGAACAATTTGATAAATTATTTTTGGAAATAATTTTTGTTTGCTTAATTTCGTGATTCACAATGGCAAAAAAGAGCGAAACATTTGGAATTATTGAAAGTCGTTTTCAACCAAGTGCAAATCCCAAATCCGTTTTCAACCGTTTGGTTAAGATGGGTGAGAACTTTGTTTACAGGGAAACGAAATTTATGACTCAAATTGTCTACCAAGGTGTAGAAACGATTTATAAGAGTCGTGATACAAAAAGTTTTCCTGCAAACAAATTGTTCATTTTCAAATTGGTCAAAAATGATGCAATGAGGTTTTTACAGCAAAACCCAAATTGGAAAGTGCCCGATAAATATCCCGTGAATCAAACCAATTATGATTATGATGCATCGTATGGAGTAATCACGGGCACGGATATCAATAGTGCCTATTGGGTTATTGCCCACAAACTTGGGATAATCAGTGACAACACTTACAAAAAGGCTCAGGGGAACGATTGGAAAGTTATTCGCTTGGCCGCCCTTGCAGTATTGGGTAGAAGTGTTGCTTATCACGAATTTCAAAATGGTATCAAACAAAAGAACCCAATTGTAATTCCAAGCGAAGACCCAAGAGTTAATTTGCTTTACCGTGGTATTCGGTACAAGTGTTTTGAAATGATGTCAGCGATTGCCGAAATCCTCGAGAATGATTTTGAGGCTTACCGAACCGATTGCATTTATTATCGCGACACCGTCGAGAACCGTCGTAAAGTTTACGAATACTTGGATGCCGAGCAGTTTTCCTACAAACAGTTAGAATATTAAAAAATATGAATTTACAACTTACACCTATGCGCTTCGAAAAAGTCTTGGACGACGAAACGATGTTGGATTATATGACAAATCAAGGATACAATGTCCTTGAGCGAAATCGAAAAATATTTGATAACCAAAATTTTAAAGAAGTGTGCCTCAATGGATACTACTTTACTTATCACAACTATCTTGAGAATGGTCAGGAGTTTGCGACTCTACAGCCTTATCTGATGGAAACTTACCCGCCAAGTAAACGGACTTTTTGTTTTGGCTGTATGGATACCTCTAAACAGCAAGCATTTATGTTCTTTAAAGGCAAAAAAATGGCTTCAGACCGTCCAACAGCAATTGTCGTTTATAACGAATTGAAGAAGTATTTGGAGCCCGAAAAGGCTTTTTTGCCCTTTTCAATAAAATTTTAATCCATTCACAAAAATTATTTTGCAAAATAAGTTTTCGTTTGTAATATTGAATTGTCAAAAATGAAAACAATGGGAAACTCTCTAAAAAAATGCCCGATTTGCCGTGTGCTATTTGTGGGCTATGGAAACAATGCGTTTCCATTAAACGTATTAGGTAAGTGTTGCGATTCTTGTAATATGGAATTTGTTCTACCTGCAAGGATTGCAATATTGATGAACGCTACTAAAAAGGACAATGGATAAAATTATGAAATGCATAAAAATTGACGTAGTAAGCAGGACTGTTTACGAAGTCGAAATCGAAGGTGGTCTACAATCTATGTATGATGCGATGGGCCTTGAATGCGAAATGATTGAAAAAGGTTTTTACTTACCAATCGTTTCCGCTGTTGAATCAAAATCTCATATGGACACTTGCTTTGTAGACGAAGAAAGTCTTATCAAGGGCGATGGCTACGTTAAAGGAGCATTTTCTTTTCAAGCCGCCAAAGGAAATGTTTATGGTCCTTTTTTCAACAATGGTTTGATTGTTGGCTGTGACAGCGAGGGCGAGTCTCAATCTCACAGACAGATTTTTGAAACAATCAAAAATGCCATTCAATTTTACGAAATCCAAAATACTGATATATGAAACAGCATTTTAAAATAAATGGCAAACGCGGTGATGTAAAACACAACGTAAAGGTGTTGTTAGAACAAGACCCAAGTCTCCGTGACAACTTGCTCCGAACAACTTGTAATTATTGGTATCATATAGATGCACCTAAAAATAAGATTGACTTTGAATTACTGAGCGCAAAACAGTTTTTCAGCCTTTATTCCAAGGGCACTTTTGAACACCAAGCGTCAATAGCACGTCAATGGCAAAAGGTCCAAGAAGAAAACCCGCATTTGCGCGGTGACGAATGGGTATCACGTCAAAAACATAAAAGGACTGTTAAAAAAGATTTAGGATACGGTCAAAAATAAAAGGGGAGTCAGTTGGCAAAACTCCCCTTTTGCACACGACTTACCATTGCAGTAAATCACTTCGAAATTAATGAAAATCTACAAGTATTACTTTCTTGATATCGATAAGCCTATAAGCGTCGAAGCAAAGAGTAAGCATACTGCAAGGAAAGTGCTTGAACAGGTTTGCAATGACCCTAATTTCAAAGAAAAAGGGTACATCCTTACCAATTTGTTACGGGAGACTTCTGAGACCCTTGTGGCTGATGTAAGCGTGAAAGAAACAAAGACAGGTCAAGTGATGTGGGATGGACGGGGTTGGTCAAAAAAAACAACTAACAACTAATATATGAAAACAAAAAAACTACAATTTCGAATTCGCGAATTTTCGCAAGGCGGGTATGCAATTGACAGAAAATTTTTTAATCTCTTTTGGTTTCCGCTTCAAAGGCAACCTGATTATGGTTTTGATTCTTTGAAAGAAGCAAGGTTTTGGCTTGATAGTTATGTTAAATTGCTTGAAATGGAATTCGTTGAAGAAAACAAGCCACGGTATCAGGAAATCAAAAACTACGAATTAAATTTTAACACCCGTAATTTTTTATGGCTACAAAAGTAATTTCAGGCTTTCCTGCGATTGGAAAAACTTATGCAGCGCGCAATTCTAATTTTATGTGTGTTGACCTTGATTCAAGTCAATGGAATTGGCTTACGGACCCTAATGGAGATTTTCTTATGACTCATAGTGGCTCAAGAATGCCAAATCCTGATTTTCCTCAAAACTATATTGACCACATTAAATTTCAAATGAAACACGATTTTCTTGACTTTGTATTTGTCAGTAGTCACGAAAATGTTCGTCAGTGTTTACAAGAAAACTTTATTGATTTTTCTATAGTAGTACCCGCTCTGAACTGCAAAAAAGAATATTATAAGCGGATGGAACGTCGTGGGTCTCCGATGAGCCTAATACAACTTGTAATGGATAATTGGAACGATTGGTTAATTGAAAGACAACTTGAGTCTAATTGTTATGTATTAAATCAGGGACAAACCCTCAATGACATTTTGCATTTATGGAAAACAGTGTAGAGGATTATTTCACTAAAGCATTGTCACTGACAGACGAGAGCAAATATTTTGTATGCCGACGTTTCGATATACTGCTGAGAAAAAAAGAAGGCAAATTTTATGCTGCAATAAATTGGAGCAATCTTGTCTTAATCCAAATGGCCGTGAGTGAATCATTTTTTAAAACCTTTTTTTTAAAACATACACCAAATGAAAATTAGTCAATCTTTTATGAAGTCTTTTGCCGAATATCGGGTGAAAGAAGAATGTGGCTTAGTTGTGAAAGCAAAATACCTCGATGGTATTCAATCTGTGCCGACCAAAGCAATGAAACTTGGTCAATATTTTGAATATATGGCCACAGGAGGTCTTCCCGCTTATGGTGACGGAACACCACCCGAACCCGATACGGTTTACAAAGGGACAGCAAAAGAAAGGTTGTCAGAAGATTATGAACGCGCCAATCAAAGTGCCATTTTTTGTAGAGCCCTTTTAAAAGCAATGAACATTAAAATGCTGAGTTTTGGCAAAAAGTTGGTGAGCACAAAATTGAATATGTCTTGCACCACCGATATTATTGCAAAATGGAATGGTAAAAAGTGTATCATTGACCTTAAATACTCAGGTTTAGTGGATGACAAATGGAATGAATTGGGTTGGCACGAAGACTTCCTTGAACAGAAGGAAAAAATATTAACCCAAGCCGTTCACTACAAAATTATTGCTAAAGAAAAATTCAAGACAGATGATGTGCCTTTTTACTTTTTTGTATTCAATACCAAGGACCCAATGGATGTCCGAATTTTTGAAGTTTTGGTAGACCCAAGCAAAGAAATGGAACACTTGGAGGGAGTCAAAAATGTTTCTCAAGCACTAAAAAGAGAAATGAAATCTCCAAACGGTTGGAAAGCATATCCCGAACTCAAAAGGTGTAACAAGTGCCACCTAAATGAAACTTGCGAACAAAGAGCCCTTTTACCTAAAATCAAACAAGTATTCTACTAAAATGCCCTATTCAAATAACAAATTCAAACACAATGTTCGAGAGCACATTCTCTTAGAACTACAGAACACCTCTAATCCCCGCGTCCTTGACGTTGGAGCGGGCTCAGGAACCTATGCGGACCTTTTAAAAATTCCAATGGACGCAGTGGAAATTTGGGACCCCTACATTCCTCAATTTAACCTTGCAGCAAAATACAATACCATTTATCAGCAAAGTATTATGACCGTTAACATTTTGATGTATGATTACATCATTTTAGGCGACATACTTGAGCATCTCACACCATCTGATGCAACTTTGTTGATGGGTACAATAGAAACCTACAATATTAAATGCTTGGTGGCTGTTCCATATTTGGAGCACAGGGGCGAATATGAGGGAAACATTTATGAGACTCACCATCAACCTGATTTAACACCTGAAGTTATGGCCAATAGGTATCCTAATTTGAAGTTATTGTATGGAGATGACGAATATGGCTATTACATCAATTACGAGCCTCACGTGGCCCCTAATTTGATAATTTCATCAGGCAGACGTTTTGACTATTTCCTGCGCACACTGAAATCTCTTCAGAAACACAATCCAAACTACAGGACTATGTTCAATGAGGTTTGGGTTTTGGATGACCGAAGTACTTCTGAGGAGCGATATAAAATGGAATTGTATTTGGATGCCTTGTTCGGTAAAAAAGCGCACGTAGTAACTTTTAACAGTGATGGTCAATTTGATTATGTAGATAAGTTCAATATGATTAAACACCTAATGGGACCAAGCGAATTTGTATTTTTGCTTGAAGACGATTGGGAATCAGTGAAACCCCTCGATTTAGGCAAACACATCAATTATTTGAAAAAGCATTCCGCATTTGACCAAATTATGTTCTCTCAGGTATTTGAAATTCAATCCGACGAAATCAAGTCAGAAACTTCTTTGAATGAATATTATTGGAAAAACCCTTTCCCAAAAAATTACAGGCACTTTTATGAAATGCAAAATGGATTTTTAAAATGGCAAGAGGTAAAAATGAACAATTATGGTAACAACCCTTCAATTTTTCGCAGACGCGTTTTTGAGAACAAAATATTTCACAAAGACCACGGATGGGAATTGAAATTTGCCGATGAATATCCAAACAGACAACAAATTTTAACCAAAGAAAATTTATTCATTCACATAGGTCAGAAATCACTTGTTGACATCAATCCAAAACCATAATGTACGAAACCTTTATTCCTTTTCCCGAAGCAAAAGATGCTATTGAAATTGTAAATGAGTTGCTTCCAAATCACACCAAAGACGAATCTGTAATTCTGATTGAACAGAGAATAGCAACTTTTAATAGGTTGCTTGACATACACGGCTACACGCCCTCAGATTTGAAAAAAGTCAGGATGATGAAAGAAGCCCTAACCCTAATTAAATCAAAATAAAAAACCAATGGATAACGCCCTTTTAACAAAATTTAGTATTCAACTCGACACTTTTGAACAAAAGGTATTGGTCGATTTGTTGAAAAATCATTCCATATCGCCCGCTCAGTTCAAACAAGTTGTTTTAACTGAAGTCAGGAGAAATGAAGAAATGCTGTTTGCATTCCAAAAAAATCCTCGCAACCTGTTTGCGGCAATCATTCATTGTGCAGAATTGGGTTTGAGCCCCAATCCATCAGTCGGAGAGTTTTTCTTTTTGCCCTACAAGGGCCAAATTAAGCCTATTTTAGGCTACAAAGGTGTAATCACACTCTTGATGCGAAATAATGGCGTAAAATCAATTTGGTGTGAGTCTGTGCACGAGGCGGATGACTTCGATTATGAACTTGGACTTGACCCAATTCTACGTCACAAACCCAAAGACGATTTGAGAACATCGATTTCTTTAACTCACATTTACGCGATGGTCAAAACGCGCGATGAAGAAAAGGTCTTCAAGGTGATGTCTAAGAAAGAATTGGAAACGATTGTGGAGAATCTTCAAAATAGAAACGAACTGTATTTCAATGACGCAAAAGACAGTCAATTTTGGATGCTAAAGAAAATCGTGTTGAAACAGTTGTCTAAACTACTGCCAAAAGACTCCTTGGGTTCAAGGGCTTTAAGTTTTGACGACCAAGTTGAAGGAGGTGCAGTTTTGACCCTTGATGATGAAGAAAGAGTCATCATTATAAACGACAAAAAGCCCACAAAAAAGGGCCTTTATGCAAAACTTGCTTATACAGATGATTGACACTAAATTCGTGTCGTTGTTGCAAAATATTAAAGTATTTTGAATTCGACGATTTTAAAGATTCTATTGAGAAGTGACTGTTCCTTCAGACTGTAAACCACCTTTCGGGGTGGTTTTTAGTTTATTGTAAGTGTACCAAACTCGTAGTAATCATTGAAAGTGTACAGAAGAAATATGGTTGAACTCACTCTAAGCGTATTGAACAACCCTAAACTTGAAAGATTTAAATTTATCAAAAATGCCTGTGAACTTCCGTTTGTAGGCCCCTGTTGTACACTGAAAGTCGATGCTCCAACCCTTTTGAATTGTAAAGTCCATATGCTTGATGTCGCCCAATTGTAGTTACCGATATCATACAAATATTCTGTTTGAGCATTGATATTATATTGGTTTGGGTCCTGAAGACCACCTAAAAGAGAAATATACGCGGGATAGGGCGTATGGTTTTCAATATTTAATATCATTTTTTTGGCGGGCATCAGAAATCTATTTCGTAATCTTCGTAAAAATCTATCATTCCAAAATTACTTTCTCCCCTTGTCAATAAATCTTCATTACTTAATTCGTGAATATCGAAGCGATAAAACAAGGTTGTATTTCCAAGAATTCTTGGGATGAAAGCGTTGTTTGAATCAAACCTGTAATCAAGAAATTCGGTATCTATAGACAATGCCGATGTACCCTGATATGGGTCAATTGTATTATTCATATAGTAAACATTCCTGTCACCCTGTTTACTAAATTTCAGCAAGTATATGGGTTCAAGAAGTTGCTCTAAGACCGATGAAAATTGATAAAAACTTTTGAAATCATAATAGTAACCCGTACCCACACTTGCGTTCACCGTTTCATAACTAATATCAGACGCGCTTGTAACTCTGATTGCGTCATTTGGATATGTCGTTATGATTGGATTGAACGTGGCCATTATTTTGCTACTAATACATCTTTACCGTCTAAGGTTCGCGCTACATAACTGCCACTCTTTGTTTTATACACCTTCATTGAATATTCGTCCGCAAAAATTGCGTTCAATTTCTGTAGTGCTGTTGATGATTCTTTTGCATCAACTGCATTTAAGTAAGCATCCAAAATGGTTCGAGCATTTTGCTTTTGACTCAGTTCGTCTTTAGTCGCCTTCATAGGCTTGCTAAGACTATTTTTCTTTGGTTTCAACAGCACATATAAAGTAATTGTCGCAACTGCAATGATGACCGCGTTTTTTACTTCTTTTGAAAACTCCATTACTTTTTGTTTTTTAATGCAATAATTGCCGCAATCAAGCCAATTAAGCCGATTGCAGAGCCAATAATTATATTCGTCGTGCTTCTTTTTTGCGCTTTATCCGCAGCATCCTGCAGTAAAATCAATTTGGTTTGAGCATCCTTTTCTTTTGCTAATTGCTTTTGAAGAGCCTCGGCCTCCGCAGCGTTTAATTTAGCAAGGTTTTTTTCGAGTTTTCGTTTTGAGACAACATCTAAACCACCTACAGCCGTACTACCTGCCGTTGTGATTAATGCTGCCGCTATTGCTACAGGTATTGGCATAATTTTTTAATTGTTAACTACTTTATTATTTCGATACGGCTCCACCATTTCTCTGATGTACTTTATTTCCGTTTCAATTCTCGCGTTACTCAATTTCACTTCTTCTATGTCGTGACGTTGAGTTTTCATATCCGCAAATAATTGAGCACAGAAAAATGCGCATATTCCAAGAAGTATGCGATTTACCCATTTTTCAATCATTGCGCTTTGTTGCTGTTGAGTTGTCATTTCCCCTTGTATTGCGAAGTTACACAAAAATCTTTGTAGCGTTGGATTACTGTATTTAATGCCGATTTCACATCATTTTGCGATGTGTCAATTTCATTTTCCAATTTTTCGAACTGAGCGTTTTCAAATTCTTTTTTATTCGTGGGCCTTTGAGACTCATCGTGTGTCAAAGGTATCCATAAAATTCCCCTGTTTTCTTCAAAAACTTCTCTTTGGTCCTTATATGCAAAAGAAATACTAATCAAAACAACGTCATTTAAACTTTCCTCATAACGCGATATTTCCATCGCTTTTTGTACCAATGCTCTTTCTGTTTGCTCAGAGAATCCTTTTAGACCATAAACAAACCGAAGTTTGTCTGCATCTAAGTAATGACATCTGAGAGGCAAATTCTGTTTTACCCAACCATAAAACTCACGGCAAAGAGTTGTCTTGCCTGAGTTTCTTTTCCCATAAAAAACAACTATCATTTGATATTTATTAGGGTAAACTCACCCGTGTCCAAATCAATGCTTCCAACACCGTATTTCTTAGTAATATGCTCATAAAAGACTTTGTTTTTTTCCTCTAATTCTGTGAATTCTTGGATTGCATATTTACGCTTGGATTTTAACGATTCAATTTGTCTTGTGAAAGTCGCGATTTGAGAATTCAAGTCATTTTGAATTTGAGAAATGATTCGTGATTCATTTAATTCTTCTTCTGATAATAATATTTTTTCCATAGTTACATTTTTATTCACTTCAAATTTACTTAACCTATTGAAATATCAAAGTAAGTGCCAATGTACCCTGATGAATTTGATGCTACTAATTCACTACCGTATGTACTAAATGAAAAGGTTGTAATTCCCATTGCATTGATAGTTCCACCACTGACTTTGCCTGTATTATTTATATCTATATTACACGTTGTACCTGCAAACATAGGACTCGATGGCTGAAACTGAACTTCCCAATATGCTACTGCCAAAATAGGTTCAGTCGTGTTACTAAATATTTGACTTGCACTACCACCTGCGGCTATTAAGGACTGAAACAAACTATATTGATAAACACCTGTAGAATCATATAATCTACAAAAAACAGTTATATCGTTCAAATCAGGTGGGTCAGGAGGGGGGGGTGCTACTAAATTGTTGACTACATCTACATAGTTAGCATACGTTGAATTATCCATATAGTAAACTTTGCTCGCAAATTGATTAAAGTTATTATTGGTGTTACTTGCCGAAAGTCCATAAATTCTGTCTGCGCCACTCGCATTTCCATAAATACCCCAAGCATTATATGCCAAGGGACCACCGAAAGCGTTACTTTCAAAATATGACAATTTGAATAAGTCACTAACCGCCAAGTCGCTCGGGGGGCCACCTACGTTGGCCTCCCCGTAAATTGCGCTCATACTTATATTTGATGTTGGTACTGCCATTACTGTTGCTTCTTTAATTGTTCAACTTTGTCATCCAACTCCTTGATTGCTTCAATCACCAAGGCGATAATTTTTTCGTAACGTACACCCTTGAATCCGTTGGCTTTCACCTTCACGATTTCGGGCAACACTGATTCGATTTCCTGCGCGATTACTCCGACATCACTTCCTTTGAATCCGTGAGCCTCGAAGCCTTCCTCGCGCCAATCGAATGAGTATCCACCGATTGTCTTGATTTTCTCGAGAGCGTTTTCAATTCGCTTCACGTTTTCTTTGAATCGTTTGTCTGATGTAGAGAACGCTACGATGTCGTTTGAAGCATCAATTCGTCCTGTGGTTGCGGATGGTGACAAAGCACCTACCGCTAACGATTTGGCTGCCTTAAATCCAACCGTATTCAATACTTCGAATGTCGTTCCATCGTCGGACGCGTTTGCGTTTCCTATCGTGGTCGATGCAGTGAATTTAACGATTCTGTTTGTCGTACCGCTCACCGCTACGCTCGTACCGCTCGTACCTGATGAACCTGCAGCACCTGCCGCCCCATTCGCGCCTGATGTACCTGATGAACCGTTTGCTCCATTCGCGCCTGACGTACCTGATGAACCATTTGCTCCATTTGCACCCGATGTTCCACTTGAACCACGTGTACCCGAAGTTCCCGAGGAACCTGCCGCTCCATTTGCGCCCGAAGTTCCCGAAGAACCTGCCGCTCCATTTGCTCCCGAAGTTCCTGACGAACCATTTGCTCCGTTTGCGCCTGAAGTTCCTGACGAACCGTTTGCTCCGTTTGCGCCCGAAGTTCCTGATGAACCTCGTGTACCCGACGTTCCTGAAGAACCTGCCGCTCCGTTTGCGCCTGAAGTTCCTGATGAACCGCTTGTTCCGCTTGAGCCCGCAGCACCGTTTGCACCTGAAGTCCCTGATGAACCTGCCGCACCCGTGTTTCCACTCGAACCGCTCGTTCCGCTTGAACCTGCCGCACCTGTGTTACCACTTGAGCCGCTTGAGCCTGAAGTTCCCGAAGAACCTGCCGCTCCTGTGTTTCCACTCGAACCGCTCGTTCCGCTTGAACCTGCCGCACCTGTGTTACCACTTGAGCCGCTTGAGCCTGAAGTTCCCGAAGAACCTGCCGCACCTGTGTTTCCACTCGAACCGCTCGTTCCACTTGAACCCGCAGCACCTGTGTTTCCACTCGAACCGCTTGAGCCCGATGTACCCGTAGAACCACTTGAACCTGTCGAACCTGCGCTGCCTGAAGACCCGCTCGTTCCACTTGAACCCGCTGCGCCCGTGTTTCCACTCGAACCGCTTGAGCCCGATGTACCCGTAGAACCACTTGAACCTGTCGAACCTGCGCTGCCTGAAGACCCGCTCGTTCCACTTGAACCCGCTGCGCCCGTGTTTCCACTCGAACCGCTTGAGCCCGATGTACCTGTAGAACCACTTGAACCTGTCGAACCTGCACTTCCTGAAGACCCGCTCGTTCCGCTTGACCCCGCTGCTCCTGTGTTTCCACTCGAACCGCTTGAGCCTGATGTACCCGTAGAACCACTCGAACCTGTAGACCCACTTGAACCTGATGAACCTCTTGTGCCCGATGTTCCTGAAGAACCCGCAGTTCCTGAAGACCCGCTCGAACCCGTTGAACCTGCGCTACCTGAAGACCCACTCGTTCCGCTTGACCCCGCTGCCCCCGTGTTTCCACTCGAACCGCTTGAGCCCGATGTACCCGTAGAACCGCTTGAACCCGTAGAACCTGCACTTCCTGATGAGCCCGCTGTTCCGCTTGACCCTGTAGAGCCACTCGAACCTGCGCTTCCTGATGAGCCCGCTGTTCCGCTTGAGCCTGATGAGCCCGTAGAACCTGCGCTTCCTGATGAGCCCGAAGTACCCGAAGAACCGTTTGCCCCTGAAGTACCTGCGCTTCCTGAACTTCCACTTGATGCCGATGTTCCTGATGAACCCGCTGTTCCCGAAGAACCTGATGAGCCTGTAGAACCCGCACTTCCTGAAGAACCTGATGTTCCACTTGACCCTGTCGACCCACTTGAACCTGCGCTTCCTGAAGAACCTGACGTTCCTGAAGAACCGTTTGCACCTGATGTGCCTGCGCTTCCGCTTGAGCCTGAGGTTCCTGTGGAGCCTGAGGAACCCGTAGAACCGCTTGAGCCTGAAGAACCCCTCGTTCCTGATGTTCCACTTGAGCCTGCAGTTCCTGACGAACCTGATGAGCCCGTAGAACCTGCACTTCCTGATGAGCCCGAAGTTCCGCTTGAACCATTTGCACCCGATGTACCCGCGCTTCCGCTTGAACCTGCGCTTCCTGATGAGCCCGAAGTTCCACTCGAACCCGCAGTTCCTGAAGAACCCGAAGAACCCGTAGAACCTGCACTACCTGAAGAACCTGCAGTTCCTGAAGAACCCGTAGACCCACTTGAACCTGCGCTTCCTGAAGAACCTGCCGTTCCTGAAGAACCGTTTGCACCTGATGTGCCTGCACTTCCGCTTGAGCCACTTGAGCCCGAAGTACCCGTAGACCCACTTGAGCCTGTAGAACCGCTTGAACCTGCACTTCCGCTTGTTCCGCTTGAACCACTTGTTCCTGAAGAGCCTGAAGAGCCTGTAGAACCCGCACTTCCTGAAGAACCGCTTGTTCCGCTCGAACCGTTTGCACCTGACGTACCCGCGCTTCCGCTCGAACCGCTTGAGCCTGATGTACCCGTTGAACCACTTGAGCCTGTCGAACCCGATGAACCCGATGAACCCCGAGTTCCTGAAGTACCGCTTGACCCCGCTGTTCCCGAAGTTCCCGAAGACCCCGCAGAACCACTTGTTCCACTTGAACCGCTTGAGCCATTTGCACCCGATGTGCCTGAAGACCCGCTTGAACCCGCAGTTCCGCTTGAGCCCGTAGACCCGCTTGAGCCTGTAGAACCTGAAGAACCTGCAGTACCGCTTGAACCTGCAGTTCCTGACGAACCCGATGAGCCCGTAGAACCACTTGAACCTGCAGACCCGCTTGTTCCACTTGAACCGCTTGAGCCATTTGCACCTGATGTACCCGAAGACCCGCTTGAGCCTGATGTACCGCTTGAGCCCGTAGAGCCGCTTGAGCCTGCACTACCCGCAGAACCCGATGTGCCTGATGAACCTGCTGTTCCTGAAGAGCCTGAAGACCCTGTAGAACCCGCGCTTCCTGAAGAACCGCTCGTTCCGCTTGAGCCGCTCGAGCCATTTGCGCCTGATGTGCCTGCACTTCCTGAACTACCACTTGATGCCGATGTACCTGATGAACCTGCTGTTCCTGAAGAGCCTGAAGACCCTGTAGAACCCGCACTTCCTGAAGAACCTGCTGTTCCTGATGAACCCGTAGACCCACTTGAACCCGTGCTTCCTGAAGAACCACTTGTTCCTGAAGAGCCGCTTGAACCATTCGCTCCTGATGTGCCTGAAGACCCGCTCGAGCCCGATGTGCCACTTGAACCGCTTGAGCCTGACGTACCCGTAGACCCACTTGAACCTGTAGAGCCTGATGACCCTGACGAACCTCGCGTTCCTGAAGTACCACTTGAACCTGCTGTTCCTGAAGTACCACTTGAACCTGCAGAACCACTTGAGCCATTTGCACCCGATGTGCCTGAAGAGCCGCTTGAGCCCGCAGTACCGCTTGAGCCTGTAGAGCCACTTGAGCCCGCACTACCCGAAGAACCTGCCGTACCTGACGACCCTGCTGTGCCTGAAGACCCTGAAGAACCCGTAGAACCCGCACTTCCTGAAGAACCTGCTGTTCCGCTTGAGCCACTTGAGCCGTTGGCACCCGATGTACCCGACGAGCCACTTGAGCCTGAAGTTCCCGAAGAGCCCGTTGACCCGCTTGAACCTGCGCTACCACTTGTTCCGCTTGAACCTGCGCTTCCGCTCGTTCCTGATGAGCCCGCTGAACCCGAAGTTCCTGATGAGCCTGCGCTTCCGCTCGTTCCTGAAGAACCACTTGAGCCATTTGCCCCTGATGTTCCGCTTGAGCCACTTGACCCCGATGTTCCCGTAGACCCACTTGAGCCTGTAGAACCGCTTGAGCCCGTGCTACCACTCGTTCCTGATGAACCACTTGTTCCCGAAGAACCTGTAGAACCTGAAGAACCCGCGCTTCCTGAAGAACCTGCTGTTCCACTTGAGCCACTTGAGCCATTTGCCCCTGAAGTTCCTGAACTACCTGAGGTACCCGCACTTCCTGAACTTCCGCTTGATGCCGAGGTTCCTGACGAACCCGAAGTACCACTTGAGCCCGTAGAGCCGCTTGAACCTGTGCTTCCACTTGTTCCGCTTGAACCGCTCGTTCCTGTAGAACCTGATGAACCTGAAGAACCACGTGTTCCCGAAGTACCACTTGAACCTGCTGTGCCTGATGTGCCTGAAGAACCTGCGCTACCACTCGTTCCGCTTGAACCTGCCGAGCCTGATGTTCCTGAAGAACCTGCACTACCACTCGTTCCGCTTGAACCTGTTGACCCGCTTGAACCTGTGCTACCACTTGTTCCACTTGAACCCGAGGTTCCTGAACTTCCCGTAGAACCGCTTGAACCTGCGCTTCCGCTTGAGCCACTTGTACCACTTGAACCGTTTGCACCTGATGTGCCTGAAGAGCCTGCAGAACCTGATGTGCCTGAAGAACCTGCGCTACCGCTTGTTCCACTTGAGCCTGTAGAGCCTGAAGAACCTGCGCTTCCTGATGTACCGCTTGAGCCTGATGTTCCTGAAGAACCCGTAGAACCCGATGAACCCGCACTACCTGAAGAACCCGATGTTCCTGATGAGCCATTTGCACCTGATGTGCCTGACGAGCCTGCAGAACCCGATGTGCCTGAAGAACCTGCGCTACCGCTTGTTCCTGAAGAACCTGTAGAACCACTTGAACCTGCGCTTCCTGATGTACCGCTTGAGCCTGATGTGCCTGAAGAACCTGTTGAAC